GTTTTGTTACGATTATTAATTAAAAATTGACTCGCATGAATACGAGCAGAAACTATCGATAATTTTTTTACATCATAAATCGGGTGGCGTAATTCAACAACATAGTCTCCTGGATTCGGGTACGATGTGGGATCTCGTTCACTACTATCTATATCTAACGTGTATACGCTCATTAAAATATATGGATAATATTTTAATGGGTGTTATTCTACAATTTTTGCTAATTAAAAGTAATTCTGTGTGACGGGGTTGGTACTGAGTTGCTTTTTCGCTATACCGAGACTGGAGTTGCTCGCGTTGGGGTTGTATTGACCCTTGAATGCGTTGAAATTATGGTAGGCATTATTGGTGTACTGCTGTGTCCATGCACCATCGGCTGAGTTAACACGACCATCGATTCGCGTTTGATCAGTCCTGGCTGCTGTTGGCATACCACCCTGATTAAGGGGGCCGGCGCGCACATTCATTCTTCCAGCATTACCCATACGATTCGCTTTACCACGACGATCATCGGGGCGGAATCCGTGTGCAAATAGCTCGTCGGCGGTATACCCAGAACCGTATGTACGCTTTTCACCAATCTTAGTAGCGGGAGAATTCACGTAACCGTGAGCAAACTTATGAATACTGGGTGCGGGGTTGTTATTGTATCCGTATTGCTCTGTATTACCATCCTTCTTGTTACGGGTTGGGTCTTGTGCGAGTGTGGTACCAGATATTATACGTTTAGCTCCGTTAAATCCTAAATTATCTGTTCGAGCACCGGTCTGCGACCTATTGGTTAAACGTTTTGTTTGCTCATGTTCGGATCGTACAGTTACACCCGTCATACCCTGAGCCCTACCCGGTTGCACGGGGCGACGCTCAAATAAGTAAGCAGTTTTTTCAGGTCTGTTCTGAGCGACATCTCCAGATTGACCACGGCGACCACCACTTATATCGAAAGCGGGACCACTTCGACCAGGTAAAGTTGTGAGACGATACGCTCCGACATTTTCGGGGTTTACACGGAAAAGTTGATGCTGCCCACCGTATGCGGGAACTTCGGGCCCCACACCTAAACCTGGACCTACGAGTTGTTTTTCGATAGGAGAAAGATTATTCATTCGACCATTGTCAAACATACGGTTTCGCATTTCGAGAAGTTCGCCACCACTCGATCGCGATTGGGGTACAATATCCGAAAAGTTACTTGTTTCTAATTTCCTCTGGGGTATTCTGTCAAGACTATCATCCAACGGTATTTCGTCGGGGACTTCTGGAGTGAAAATTTCAGTATCCTCTTCCATTTCGTTTTGGATTCTGATATCAGATTCTTTCTTGTCACTGAAACGTTTTCCTAAATATGCCAAACCGGCTATAGCAGCTATGGAAACGGGATCAGCCATTCTTACTTTTTGGTGAGATTTTTATTGAAGGTATCTTCGACTAAACACACTGTTCTGAACTTCCGCGCGCGTACTCGTGGGTTCGTACTTCTGAGTTTCAAGGGGGAGTTTGCAGTGTACATCTTGGAGAGGGAATAGGTTTTGTTCGTATGTACGAGCCAGAATCTTATTAAATTGACTCGTCGATTGGGGTCGCAAACGATCACTCGTTTCGATGTATTCAGCGGGGGCTCCTTTACCCGCCATGTAGGGGGAGGTGCCGTAAAGCATTGTATTTGGGCGGCTGGAACCATAATTTAATGTGCTGGGCTGGGGATAGACAAACACTTCTTCAGTCGCACAAACAGGAGGCTTCACTGGATTTTCTACGATTTTCATTCCTGGTTGGAGTTGGTAGGCCATTTTACTATTACATGAGAATATTATCTAAGTCATCAAGGATACGAAGATCCCCTAGTCATACCACTACGCTTATCACCGTTAGGCTGTAATCCACCAAAGGCTTCTAATTGAACACCTCGGGCGTCGGGGTCACAATATCTACTATCCGTGCGACACAAAGGACCCTGCCTCGCACCGTACAACCACTCGGCGAAGGCGGTTTGGTCACCTGGTATATCTGTAACGGGTGTGGTGACAAATTGTCGCGCGAGGGCGTTTCGTTGCTGTTCTGGCCACGGGGATCTGGATTTCTGGGGACCGTACGGTATTTGATCTAACATCTTTTTATCAACTCTATCTTTTACTGTGGTATAATCACACGCTGGTAATCTACCGGGATTATCAGTGTAATCTGACATAAGAAGATTTCCCATGGGGTTATCTTTTGTGGGTAATTGACACATGGTATCTCCTGTAGAATCTGTTACGTAAAGTTCCTTTATCATGTTACTCTTTTCCATTACGTATAAAACACTCAAACCAGTGAGACCGAGTATTAAGATTCTCTGATCCCTGCGAATGAGATAAACTATGCATGTCGCATAAACTATGAATCGCGCAGTAGAGTTTATACGTTCTGCTGACATCTGGTTTTTTGTAGGCCAAAAGTCTAAAATTTTATCCTCCCTAATTAATTGTTTCGGATCGTTAAACAAGGATACCATTTAATATATAAAACTTTTATTTTTTCAACATTCCACCAAGGAGACCCTGCATGGACTTCATGAGCTGAGTCTCATCGAGTTCATCACCATCATTTTCCATCTTATCCGCACACTGCTTAGCGACATTCTCGATCATGCTGAGCGTTTCGGGTGGGATTGACGTGATTGTAGTGCCTAACATAAACAGGGTCTGAATGTATTGCCAAATGGCATTACGAGTACCCTCGGAAGCCTTTGGCCAAAGATTTTTAAGGTTCACGTCCTTAAGAAATTCCATATCATTAGCGTTTTCAAGGAAGAACGACTCGTCTCTCGAATTAACTTTTTCAATGTGCGGAGAAACACTATCCATGAATCCCGTAACGATAAGCTTACCGTTAGTAGAACGCATCATTTCGAAAGCTGCGATGTACTTCTTAACACCCTTCTCCTCGGGGAAGGTTTTATGAAGCTCGGTGAGAAATTGTCCCATCATGTCGTTGAAAGCGGTAACAGATGTCATATTATGTATTATACGTGTATTATTTCTTTAAGCGAATCAAAAAGGATCAGTAGATATAACTTCACGGTGACCTATACCGTTAGAAACTATGAAATACACTAAAATCATAACGAGAGCGGCTGGTTTGGCGTACGCGCTCGTTTCGAGGTCACCTTCATTATTAAGTTTCGCCTTGGAGTGTATATAACCAGCCGTTATAGCACCCGCTATAAGACTGGCGGAAGCCGGATCTCGGAAGTATTCGTCCATGTCTATATAATTAATACATAGGTTTTTTTATTCTATTGTCGGGGGCGTCTGGAAAAAGATCTTCACTTTCGTATCCCTGTTGAGGCTGAGCTTGAGGTTGGGGGCGTCCAGATTTTATTGTCCTGAACTCGTGTTGAAATGGGTTACTTTGTTGAGGCTGCCCCGATGTCATAGGCTCTTCACCCATAGGCTCTTCAGCCATAGGCTCTCCACCCATAGGCTCCCCGTCCATAGGCTCCCCGGTCATAGGCTCCCCTCCCATAGGCTCCCCGGCCATAGGCTCTTCTCCTTGACCTTCCATGGGTACATCTTCATCCATCTCCTGATTTTCACCTTCGTACTCATCCACATTATCCTCGGTGAGATTAGTATCTTGGGGGTCTATCATATCGTCAGTGGTGGTCATGTACGTTTGTAAAATCTGTTGAATGGGTATCAACTCCTTAACGGTTGTTTCTATACAGTAACTGAAACGGTCATATAGTTTATCGTTTCGACTGTGATCAGATTGGGTTTCGGTAAAAATGTATGGATCTTTGTACAGATCTTTCGCGATATTTTTATAACATGAATGAATAAAAACTTCATTTGTCGGTAATTTTACGGATAATTTCTTATTATCCTTGTTAAGCCTTACCGCGGATAAAATTTTTACAGAACTTACAAAAACAGCTGCGACGAGATCCTTAAACCACGCACACCTATTGGCTATGTTATCTGTATGATCTTTAGCCATGGTCTCATTCCATTCTGGGACATCCTTGAGAAGTTTTTGAAACATTTGTAAAACCTTACGTCCTTTTGAAAGTTTGTGTGCTTCATCGTACATTTCAACGAAAACATCGATCATGGGAGGACACATTAATATAGACAGTTGCTCTAAGTATTCGCGCTTGGCTTCAACTAAGATGTTTAAGTTATCCATATACGATATTCCTTGTTTTTATTATTTCCTGTTTCCCGCATTCCCCCTGTATCTGTTCGCGGCTTTTTTCAAATTTATGAGTGTAGGGAAATCGGTGTCATCGTGTGCGACTTCCTTTTTTCGTTCACCACTTTTTCGAGTTGCCCACGAGATAGAAAGTAAGAAATCTGTGAGTATCTCCACGTTAAACCCCCCTATCCCGAGTTGTCGTATGATATACGACGTAGCTTTGTATCTATCAAAACTAGGAAATCCTAGTACAAACGCTGGAATTAGTACCACGACAGTATTTCCACCAACGTCGACGGTATTTCTTATCTTACGCGATACTTGTTCGTAGATTTTAGTGTATAACTCCTTTCTGAATCGCGTTCTCTTTTCCCTAATACGCGAAATTTCATCGACGCTTATCATTACATTAAACGTCGACTAATATTTAATGGATTCTAACTCACTTTTACGAATCTCGTTAAAAGGAACGTGTTCCATGACTGGAACGTCGTTTAAATAGGGTGATACATTTGTAGGTGGATTTATATCTATCGGTTTACTCTGAACGGCGTGTACTATTACATCATCACCGTTTACGATTATTTCAGCTGTTATCGAGAAACCGAAAGAGAAACCCTCCTGTTTTGCTACCATGAACATACATTTATACAGCACGTGGCTACTCGTTAAACTCTTAAATTTTTTTATTCGTGTAGTTTCTATGATGTAGGTGCACATGTCAGTCTTTTCTTTTATGTATTTGTTCGTGGCCAAAATCATCTTTTCCATGAGATCGGGGGTTATATCTATAGCTTCTTCTTGTTCCTTGTATTTTTTCATATCCATACCAGCATCATCAAAGGTGACGGGTCCAACCGGTTTTTTGTACCCAGAACAGTTGAAGTTTTCTTTCCTGGATGAAAGGGTTATGATACATATGATTACTACCAGTAACAGTACTACTATCATTTAATATAACTTATAAAAAAACTGTGTAAATAATTTAAAAAAAAAGTAACCGATAAAAATATAACATGTCATTGTTGATTTTTAGTCCAAAGTGTAATCATAGTTTGGATATCATCGAATATGTTAACAGTAATGCCCAACTTAAGAGGTTGGTGCAGTACCACAATATAAATGTCATGGGTATCCCTCCACAGTACAAAAATAAGATTACGAGAGTCCCGACAATGCTCACAAAAAATGGTAAAATTTTGGTAGGAAATGAAATAAAAAATTGGCTCGAAAGCCTGCTGCCAGCTAAGGAACTTGAATCTTGTGATTTCGGTAATTGTGCGATGACGACTTTAGATGGAGAATCTAATCAGGATATGTTTGGTTTGGAAGACTACGGTCGAACTTTACAACCTCCCATGACGAAAGAACTTCAAGATAAAATTAATCAAACTGTATCGGACGCTTATACAGATATAAAGAAATAAACGTTAATTTATCGAGTATGAAGTTAGTGACGGTACAAGCCGCAGCTATTAAGTCTACATTTGAAGTGTTAAAAGATATTCTTAACGATGTCAACATATACTTTAAGCCCGATGGTATATATATAGTAACGCTCGATACAGCTCGATCATCATTGGTTGATATGTATTTATCGTCGGAGAACTTCGAAGAATATGATTGCCCTCAACAGATAGAAACTGGTGTGAACGTTACTAATATGTTTAAGTTGTTAAAAACTATAACGAGTAACGACGTTCTCGTCATAAGCATAAACTCTAAAGAATATATGAATATCGAGATTCATAACGAGAATAAGAAAACCAGTACTAAGTTCGCACTTAAACTATTGGATATCAACGAAAACCAAATCGAAGTTCCAGAAACGAATATGACGATCACCACACCGATGCCTTCGGTTGATTTTCAGCGTATTTGTAGAGATATGTCGAACATAGGAAGTGAAATACAGATTACACGGGAGGGGAAATATATCACGTTAACGTGTCACGGAGACTTTGCTAATCAAGAAACATCGATAGAATGCAACGATGAATGTTCCAAGTTAACGGGTGTATATTCTCTTAGATATATGAATATATTTACGAAAGCGACGAGTATGTGCGCGACGGTACAAATAATGCAAGAGGAACAGAATAGATTTTTGATATTGAAATATAACGTAGCAAACTTGGGTGAACTTAAATTTTATTTAGCTACTAAGGTAGATGAAGATCACTGATATACCCAGTCTTTACGTCGATAGTCTTGTTCATTCCTACGATGTTCTTTATCTTGATCTTGGGAAACTTTTCGTAGGTTGAATCTTCATACCAAAACATATCTTTTATTTCGATTTTTTCATTGTAAAAGTCACTAAAAGGTCCTGCGTACCGGGATATTTTACATAACAGATCTTTTACAGGTTTATCCCCCTCGTCTAATAAAACGGCCGAGGACAGTGGTAAATTGAATATCATATTGGTTCGTTTTCGTGGTGGCCAGGCGTGATTATTATCGTACGTGATATACTTATAACTTTTAGTATCGTACCAGAACTTAACTCGAATTATCATACGGATAACACATTCCGGAGGATTAGGGATATTGAAATCCACATCCACGTCTGTATAATAATTTGTACTTTTCTTAGTCAAATACTTTAGTTCCTTTTTCCAAAACGGATCATCCGTTTTTTTAGATTTATCGTGATCAACATAATATTCGATACACTTAGTTTGAATTTTGTAGTCATGTTTGTTAGATAAAATTTTTGTGACCACTTTAAAATAATAAATTACGTTAATTAAAAACTTATGTATAATATTCATTAATGTAATGGAAGGTAATTTTTTAAGTCGGTATAATAAACGAATGGATGAATGGATGGAGAAAATTGAGAGTGATCCTAAAAATAAATCCGAGTACGAATCCGAAATGTCACATTATATATCAAAATGTTTACCTTACATGAAAAACTATACAGATGAAACTACACAAGAGACACATACTAATAACGTGTTCAATTGTAAAGAGACGGCAGGTGCACGCAAAAAGGATATTTTTGTAGACTATCTCATCGACGTCGAAAAAGTAAACATAGATCGACCAATTGAAAAAATGGTAGATCGATGTCCGAACTGTGAGACGAGTAATTTATTTCATTTTTCAGATTCCGCAGATTTGGTATGTGACGGATGTGGCACGGTCCTGGATGTTTTGTTAAGCGAAGAACTGACATACAAAGAAGAACAAGAAACTTCTGAAAAAATTATTAACTATTCGTATAAACGAGATAACCACTTTAATGAATGGCTATCACAATTCCAAGCACAAGAGATGACGACCATTCCCCCCGAAGTTTTACAAGAACTGAGGAATGAGTTTAAAAAGATAAAAATTAAGTCACTATCTGAAATTACTCACGCACGCGTCCGATCACTTCTCAAGAAACTTAAGCTTAATAAGTACTACGAACACGTACCTTTTATCACAAATATACTGAGTGGAATAAAACCACCAAAAATGCCTATAGAGATTGAAGAAAGATTACGGTTAATGTTTAAAGAAATCCAAAAACCTTTTGACGACAATTGTCCGGCAGAACGCAAAAACTTCCTAAGTTACTCTTACGTTTTGTATAAATTCTGTGAACTTCTCTCGGAAGATTCTTACCTTCAATACTTCCCTTTGCTAAAATCCAAAGAGAAGCTTCATCAACAAGACGTTATCTGGAAACGTATTTGTGCGACTCTTAAGTGGGAATTTATACCTACGATATAATATGAACGCGAACAATACCACCCAACAAATCCAATACCACATCGATAAAATCAATGAGATTCTGTATTGGCAATCGGTTCGTGAAGAAGTGATGGCCGACTGGAATCCTCCCCAAAACTACTCTATATGGGGTCAAAACAACGCTTTCGGCTCCGTAGCCGGAGCGGCGGATGAAGAAGATACAGCTGATTCGGAAGCGTCAACCACATTTTTGAACGAGGACGTTCCCCAATAAAAATACCCGCGTTATATATCTTGCGCGTGATGTTCAGACGGATGTACAGGCATCCAGATTTTATAGGTGCGCAGATATCACCACCGAATAACATCACGGTGATCACGAAGAATGGAGTTGAACAATATACGAGTAATACTGAGGTTTTTAGATCAGAAGCTACATTGGACAAAACTACAAAAGAACTTAAAGGTACGTCACGAGGAAAGGATAAGATAGCTCGACTCTTCATTGAGCCGACGGTTGTACGTAAGGGTCGTTTTACGATCACATTGTATGACCCATGATCCTATAGCTCAGTTGGTTAGAGCGTGGTGCTTATACTAAGTATACAGAGTGAAATTGTATTCACATGAGGCACGCCAAGGTCGCGGGTTCGAGCCCCGTTGGGATCATTTTTACATACACAATCATGTATGTAAAAATGATTTAGTATAGTATGAGATACAGGTCCGTGTCGAGGGAGTTTTTCAAGACACGATGGAATCTCAAAGGTTTGGTTGAAGATCATCACGTGATTCCTAGACAATTTAGGGTGCACCCGACCGTTAAAAAATTTAATTACGATATGAATTCAAGTAATAATTTGATTCTCATGCCTACACATTTAGGTAAACATAAATTAGAATTACGTGAAAATAGGTTGGTACACGACGGTAATCATCATAGGTATAATCTGTTTGTAGAACAAGTTTTGAATGTGGTACAAACAGAAAAAGATTTAAATGACTTTGTAATTTTTTTAAAAAATTCATGTAGATTTAATCCACAAAATATTCCTTGGTAATTAAATTTTTAGTTCAAACGAAGTTTCGGTAGTTTGGTCCAACCTTGTGTACGGTATATCTTTGATTTTTTCCAACATGTTTTCAATATTTTTTTCAGTTATGATGTAACAGTGTTCTATGAATAATCGACCGTTATATTCCACGACTAGAGGTCCGCGCTTTGAGATTGTAGATTCCATGGTAAACTATGATATCTTTTCTTTATCATCGTTTTCTATACAAATTTTTTTAACTTCCACCCGAGCACCACGAAATGGTGGAAAATTTATCAGGTACGCCGTTTTCAACCCTGTGAGTTTGAGGTAATTTAAACCTTGCATTTCAACAGCTTCGTTGAGTGTTTTTATCGTTTTAAACTCTAGAATTGTAGAATTATCTATAATAATGTCAGCTCGCAGGTATCCGATGATATGTCCTTTGAACGGTATTTGAATATTACGTTCCGACTCGTACGGAATGTGAAGTTCTCGTAACATCACCTCCACAGCTGTGTGATACACACGTTCACTGTACCCCGGACCTAGTGTTGTAAAAATTTCATCTACTATCTTTTCTATATCCATTTCTAAATCTACATCCTAGTCTTTAAGACCTTGACGCATCATGGCATCGTCTAATTCGTCAACCTCGTGCCATGCTAGCTCACATTCATATGAATTCTTTGTCGAATCACAAATTTCATGTGCTTCCTTGATCGCTTCTCGGAATCTAAACCTAAGTCGAGGATTGTCAAACTTTTTTTTAGGTTTTTCCACAAAAGGTTTTTCGTATAAACCGTTCAAAACATTTTCGCGCGTTTTTGCCAATTTGTACTTGTACGCGTCGTTACAAGAATATACACACACTACCATATCTTATACTAAACCAAGTTTTTTAAGTTGGTTATGTCCGGAAAATACATCATCGAAGCTTCGTGGGAAAAAATCATCGAGGATGATTATGACACGGCTTTGGAATTTCTTCTGAAAGCGCGAACCGATGTTAACGAACATTTTGCTGATCTCTCTGAAGAGCAAAAAATCGATCTTGTTAAAGTTCTATGCACGAATGCAAGTATATTACATAAATCGACTAAACAACTCATCGGAAAGCAACATTATGGTAATCAAAAGTGAAGGAGGTTCTCGAACTGGTCCGAATCACTTCTTATAAGATCTTTTTTTATCGTGTGTACTCATAATAATTTATAAGCTAAATGTATGAAGATAGCATTTGTGTTTATCGTGAAGGATGGTGAAAAGTACCTTGAAAAGAACATGAACACTATCAAAAAATACAACCAGGATATTTATGCGGTTGAAAATAACAGTACAGACAATACGAAGATCATTTTGAGAGATTCGGGTATCAAAAAAGTTATCACCCTAGATTTAGATAATAAAAGTTCTCTTGAGTTGTGTAGTAGGAACGAAGACAATTGCAGCAAACGCGTTCGTCGTCTCGCGTACATTCGTCAAAGGGGGATTGACGCTGTTATAAATTCGGGCGTTGTTTATGATTATGTGTGCATGTTAGATATGGACTTTTTAGAATACGATGAAAAGGGTCTCATTGATATGTTTCAATATATGGAAACTCACAAAGATGTAGATGGAATATTTGGAATGTCCACAGAGAGAAATGGTTTACCTTATGATACATCAGCTGTAACTCCAACACGCAAATTGATACCAATTATAACTAAATTAAATAGGTACGTACGCGTTGATTCAGCCTTCAGTGGTTTTGGTATTTATAGATACTCTTCATTATGGGATACCGGTGCTAAATATGACTATAAAAACATAAACAATATTGAACATATACATTTTAATAATAACTTTAACAAACTAATAGTTGATACACAATTTAACCCACGATATATATCTTTATCCGAATCTAAAATGAGGTTTAGAATATTGGTAAGCATTGTCACTATCATTGCTATCGTGATCATGATGAGGAGGCTCAAAAGGTAATATAATTAAAGTTTTATATACTAATTAAATCAATATGTCTTCATATAAATCCGAACGTTGCCCCTTCACGTACCGCGTATCTTCCGTTGGTCGTATCATCGACGGGGACACCATCGACGTAGCTATTGACCTAGGTTTTGATGTGTGTACCAAACAACGCGTTCGCCTCATGGGAATTGACACACCCGAATCAAGAACTTCGGATAAAATTGAAAAGGTTTTTGGTAAGCAGGCCAAAAAGGTGCTCAAAGAATGGTGTATGAAAGCCGTAGCTTCAGAAAAGGATGATATCGACATAGAACTTCGATGTTCAGAATCCGACCCGAGGGATAAATACGGACGAGTTCTCGCGGAAGTCTGGATTTGTGAAGATGATAACTGGACCAATGTAAACCAATGGATGTGTGAAAATGGTTATGCAGTTCCATATCTCGGTCAAAATAAGGATGATGTCGCCGAACAACACGAGCGAAACCGTCATAAGATGGTAGCTAAATACGGAGGAGATATATTAGTTCAGCTTCACGGAGATAATAACTCGGAAATTAAATCATACATAGCGGAAAAGTATGGTCAATAAAAAGTAATTTAAAAAATCTCGGATACATATTATTAAATGTTTGCGGCAGTAAACGGTTTAATTTCTCCGATTCTAAATATAAAAAAACGCATAGTGCGTCGACGTGCGGTATTAGATCACCCTCCACCTCCCATTGATACAAATAATGCGTGGGATTACGGTGCATATTCTGTAAAGGCTACAGTAGAATCCATAGATAAGAATGGAAATGTGGATAGAACTTTTATAGGGTACAGCCAGAACATGGATATCACCGCGAGAACGAAACTCGCATGTGATCGACATAAAACACCTGGTACAGAATGCGGAGAACCTGTCATGATCATTAAGGGCGGAGAATGCGACGAAGTTATATTCATGAAAACAAAAGATAATGGAAAATTGATCAATTTAACAAACCCTTTTTTTTAATATCACAGTACATTAGATGAATGCATCACTCTTATTTTTATTGATTTTGTGCATTTTTATATTTTATTCCACAGATTATCGTACATTCAAAGACGAAAATGGGAAGGTGATTCCTCATTTAACTGTGGAAAAGCAGGAACAAGATATGGTCGCGGAGTATATTCATGAAGGTGATAAAGTTTTAGAATTAGGTGCTAGATACGGAACTGTGAGTGCGGTAATACTCGATAACGTAAAAGATGAACGAGACTGTGTCGTCGTCGAACCTGACAGTAAGGTGACTAACGCTTTAAAAAGTAATTTGGAGGGGTGTAATTATGGTAACGCACACGTATTCGTAGGAACCGTGGGTCCCACAAAACAAAAAATTAAGGGTGACTATAACTACGCCACATACACCGTAGAATGTAACGACGATACATGTGATATAGATAATTTGACGTAT